TAGCGTTTTAATCTCAGCGTACGGGAAGTTAAATTGATCCCAGTACAATTCGAATGTTTTTATTATCTCGAATTTTTCACTATCGGCTAGTTTTCCGTAGTTCTCGATAATCCATTGGTCAATTCTTTCCTCTACCATTTTCTATCCATTCAGTTGAAACAAAAACTACCCATTGATTTCCTAGCTTTCTAGGCGGATGCACCCACTCTGGTGGATTAACTCCAGATCGAATAATCTGGTGAACTCTTGTTGATTTTTCGCTAAAGCCACGCAATACTCCGTATTCTGTGGCTGTCATCATTTCGTAAAGCATTTTTTGATTTCGTTTTCTAATTGTTCAATAATAAATGAATCTAAAATTTCGCAAACAATTTTGTAATGTTCTGTAAATCGTTCGTTTAATTCGTCGTAAAGTTCTAAAGTGAGAGATTTTCCGTTTCCGAAAAAAATGTCAAGAACAATTCCTTCGTTCTCAAAAGATTTCAGTTCCAAACTGAAACCAGATTTCTCATAAATAAATTGGTGATCTTTTAGCATTTTGTGTTTGTGTTTTAGTGTGATGTAAAAATACAAAAGATTGTATTACTTGCAAACGAATTGTAAAATTTAATTTTCTGTTTTCCACTAGCGGTAATTTTTTTGTTTAATCGGTTTTAATTTCCACTACTGGTTTTAATTTCCACTAGATCGCTGTAATTTTTGTTTTCCACTACGGATTTTGTTTTCCACTAGATTGCGGCGCTGGTTCTGTTTTCCACTACTTGTTTTGTTTTCCACTACTTATTTTTTCAGGTCGCAATTTGCGGCCGCAAAATTTTGGACATTTGTCGTAGGTTTTCTACTACTTATTTAATTTTATTAAACTCCTTAGCTTTTTTACTTTGGTTCTGTTTTACTCTACTTATTTTGTTTTACTCTACGGATCACCGCATAAATTTTTATACGCGTTTACTCTACTGCTTTTGTTTTACTCTACTGCTTTTGTTTTACTCTACTTATTTTGTTTTATACTACTGCTTTGGGTTTCGTCCACTCCTTTGGATTTCGTCCACTACTTTTGTTTTATACTACGGTTTCGCGCTTGGTTTATCAGGCTATTTTTAAGCCCGTAGCAAAGCGATCTTTTTTTATTAGTGGTAATCTATACGGTAAAAAATTAAACGTCTTAAAACGCCTAAAATTAAGCCGCTATCTTTTGCAAATTAAATGCCATGCAGTCTAAACCGTATTCGATCGAATAACCTATTTTTAATAACTCGTTTTCAAGTCTAATTAAGTTTTTATACGTTTGTTCCTTTGCCATGTAACGCGCCAAAATAGCCCGCAAATTAGCGGGCCATGTTTCGGGATATTCAAATAAATCATTCATGTTTTATATATTGTTTTTTGTGCAAAAGTTATCGAAATAGGCATTTTCATTTGCGCTAATATGCGCGAAAGTTTGGTTAGCTTCCTTCCTATCTTTGTAGGCTTTCGAATCTATTCCGTAGGCTTTACCGTCGAAATATATTGTTTCACCTTTCTGTATTGTTTTGCCGGTTTCAGCGCACGCGCTTTTAAATCTAGCGGTTATAAATCGACCCATTTTGTTAGTGTTTATGAGTGAAAAAAAAAGGGGGGGGGCGTGCCCCCTATATTTTAGTGAATGATTAAACCTATTTTGTGGTTTGGAGTTACCCATTTCGTCGCTACTATGTCAAGGTAAGATGAATCCGTATAGCCTTGCGCTTGCATTTCCTCAGCTGAATAGAAAATTTTAGAGTGCCTTTCGTTTTCCACGTCTATGAGTTCGTCATTTTTACTACCAAGCGAGTAAATTAAATCCATATTTTCCGGCAATTGTATACCACGGATAAACGAATGCGATTTAGTGTAAGCGTAAAAACGGACGGACGGATTAAGGCGCGCTATTTCTAGCCATTTAGCGAAATATGACGGGCTGTAAAAATCGCCTGAGTCGTGGATTCGTACGTACGTTTGTTTATCTTTTTTAACCTTGGTTAATTCGTCCGTAATTGTTTGAACAAAATTTTCTTCTTTGCTTGCTTCGTAACGCTTAGTTAAGGCGCGTTCCACATTGCCAAAACGATACATTCCGCGTTTAGCATAACATAGTTTTAAACAGCTACCAGCAAATGGACACGTAATTTTTCCACTCTTTTTGTCGTTGCCCGCTGGTATTGAAAAATTGAATATACGAACGCCGAATTCCTTTGCTGTTTTTACTAGCTTGCTGTTTCCCGATCCTAATAAGTTTTGAGCTTTCATTTTGTTTGTGTGTTTAGTGTTGTACAATATTACAAAGTATTGTAAAACTATGCAAGTGTTTTTTATTATTTATTTTGCAAATATTCGTTTAGTTCGTCTATTGATTCGAACGCGAATTCGTCGTCATTGTCAAAATCGTAAACGTAAAAATCTACTGCTTGACCGAACGCGCTGGCGATTGTTACGCCGTTTTCAAGTGCTATGTATACATTTCCACTATTCATGTTAAATCCTTCTTCTTGGATTTCTTCGCCCGCGAAGTGTTCCGCATACGCCGCCCAAACTATAGATTTTGATTTTGCATCTGAGTATCCGAACGAGTTTTGTGTTTGTGTTGTCATGGTTTCTATTTGTTTAGTGTTGTTTGTGTTTATTTAAGTAGTTGTAATCCTAGCAAGTAACCCAGGAAAAATATTGGACTAAATGCTATAATTGTGTAGATGATTTGTACTAGTACTTTTGTGGCTTTCTTCATGATTAGTAACCAATTGATTCTAGTTGCATGCCATAAACAAGGCCGATAATTATTACCAGCGCCATTATGCCTAACGCTATAATGTTGGCTTTTGCGTTCTCGTTGTTTCTTGTTGCGGTGTTGTTGTTTGAAGTTGTCATTTGTGTTTGTGTTTTAGTGTTTGTGATTGTTTAGTAAATGTACAAAGGTTTGTAATATAATTCAAGTAAATTAGAAAGTATTTTTATTTATTTTAGCTGTTTTTTTTGCAGTTAATACGACATAAACCGTAGTTGATGCGAAGTACAAAATTGTTGCGATTTCGATAAGTAGTGTTTCCATGTTGTTTTTTTGTTTGTGTGTTTGTGTTTGTTTGTTATGTAAATTTACAAAGGTTTGTAGTATTGTGCAAGTGTTTGTAATAATATTTTTTATTTTTTTTTATTTATTTTCAATTACCTTTGGTTTGATTAACCAATATAAACCTATTTTTTAATGCAGTACTTTGTAACATATGGAAAAAAAGAAACGCGGCGGACCGCGTCCGAATTCGGGCCGACCGCCTAAAATCCTAGAAATCAAGTTAATAGAACAAATGGACGCCATTTGTGTACCAAATAAAATTTGGGAAGCGCTTTTGATGAAGTGCGCGCAAGGTGACACGAACGCGTTAAAACTTTGGTTATCTTATCGCTTTGGATTACCCAAGCAACAAATTGACGTTACCAGTAACGGTGAAAAAATCGTTCCGCCTATTCAATGGATAGGCAAAAGAGTTGCAATAGAACAAGCTAAGATTATCCAAGACGACGACGAACAAAGCGAACTAGAAACAAACCAGCCGCAATGGGACGAACTGCAAAAGCAAGTCCAAAAGGATTACCAAAACTTGGTAGACCAAGACAAAGAGAACAAACAATTTGATATTTGGCTATGATAAACTTATTAGAAGATTACAAGCCTTTATTTTATGAATATCCCGATACAAGATATTATCTGATTACCGGCGGCCGTGGAAGCGGCAAATCTTGGACTTTGGCGCTGTTTCTACTTAATCTAACGTATCAAAAAGGACACGTAATTTTGTTTACGCGTTATACTTTGGTTTCGGCGTTTATTTCGATTATTCCCGAGTTTCTAGATAAGATAGAAATCATGGGAAAAGTCAACGACTTTGAGGTGACGCAATCCGAAATCATTAACAAGTTAACCGGATCAAAAATACTATTTCGCGGAATTAAGACAAGTTCGGGAGTTAATACAGCGAACCTAAAATCGATCGCTGGTTTGTCAACTTGGGTCATTGATGAAGCCGAGGAGTTAACAGACTCCGACGTATTCGACAAAGTAGATTTATCGATACGTGCGAAGGATAACCCAAACCGCGTTATTTTGGTAATGAATCCCGCTTACAAGTCGCATTGGATATATAATGATTTCGTAAAGAAGAAAAGAGAAGATACTACCTATATTCATACGACATACCTAGACAATAAAGAGAATTTAAGTGATTCATTCATACAAGCCGCGGAAAAAACAAAGCGAGAGAACCGCGCGCGATATGAACACCTATTTTTGGGTACTTGGCTAGACGACGCCGACGGAATGTTGTGGAATCGCGCAATAATCGGAAAAGCT